GTCGCTCGATATTCTTTATAGTGTTCATCTACAGCTTTCTCAACCTTTTTAGTGAAAGCATCTAGTGTTGAATAATCATGATACAAACGATCTTGCAATGTCTTATGACCATAACCTGTATTATCAATACGCGCGTCTTTTACTTCATTGATACCGTCGCCGTTATGGCCTAGAATCATATTGCTAAAACGGCCATTTAAATACGTTAAATAATCTTCAACACTGTCATTCAAGTATTTAATTTGTTTCGCTGAGTGTGCGTATATTTCTTCTTTTTGATGGTATATAAACATTTTCTCAAGTTTGCTCATACCTTCATCTAACAAGCGATAGTTATACTCATGTTGAGCAACTATTTTCCGACCTGTCATTGAATGTAAACTTGTAATTAATCCGTAAGCCATTGGTTGCCTCCTTTAGTCGTAAAAACTGTAATAATCCTTGATTAACTCGTACATAATAACCTCGTGACCTTTTTCGTTAGGGTGTAAGCCGTCCTCCATGCTCGCTTTCCTAAAAGCTGGATTGTATGGCTTAAAGTAATCTGTGTGATATGCGTCAAACACTGGTACATCTAACTCACTACAAGCTAATATTTGAGCGTTTACATAGTCCTCAAGTGTTAACCCTAGTTTGTTTTTGTCCGTGTCTTTACGGCGTATTGTTGTACCACTCATAGGGCATTGTCTTGTAGCTGTCATCACTAGTATTTTTGAATCTGGATTATTCTTTCTAATAACTTCAATTGCAGAACAAAAGGCACCGTAAAACGTTTTTGTATCCGTTTTATCAGTGCCTATCGGTACGCCTGCCCAATAACCGTGTAACCAGTCATCATCAGTGCCTTGTAATATGATTAGGTCTCCTCTTATTTGCTCTGCTTGTCTATAAATGCTGTTTTCTACCGCTTCTTTACCTATTGGAACTGTTGCCATTGTTGCGCCACCTCTTGCAAGATTAGTCGTTTTAGCTTTCAATTTCTTGCCTAACATTTCTGTGAAATTAGTTTTTGCGTGCGACCCTCTAGCTACAGAGTCGCCAATCGTTCCAATTGATTTGATGTTTCTTATACTTGATTGACTAGTAAAGTCGTACATGATCGTACCATTAGCAGTTGTAACTGTTTTAGTATTCATCTTATCGACTTTAGCGTTTATTTTTTCATTCTGCTTAACCAATTCATTATTTATAGATAAACTTGCGTTAACTTTTGCGTTTAATGCTTTTAGTTCTTTAGATGGGTCTGATTTTGTAGATTTTACGCTTTTAACATAATTTGCAGCATCATGAACTGCTTTGTTATAACGATTACGCCTTGTAAAGTCTCCTAATACTACATCTTGCTTAGTGATATTATTGTACGCATCTCTATGTGTAGTGATTTCGACTATTCTCACTAAGTCGTTATATCCTATGGCAGAATCCACCACTCTAACAACATCACCTATTTTAGGGTTAGCTTCTGGGAAATGTTCACGTAACGCTACAAAGTCTAAGGAAATGGAAGCAGTGACACTTTTCTTTATCACTAGCTCCATTGCTTTTTTTAAACTATCTTCTTTTTTAATACGTCCATCAACAAGTGGTGGCGCTTCTCTTTTACCTATCAATTGTGCTAATGGATGAGTGAATTCAATTTGTAGTCCCGCTTCTGCAAAAGTCTGTTGTTCATCAAAATCACCATAACCTTTAATAAAGGTATAACATTTAGATGCATCTTCTTGTATTTTGACGTTATCAGCATTCACACCAGCTTTAATGTAATAATTGGCAAACTTAGATAATTCATCATACAAATGAAACGTTTTAGTCTTTGCATCGTATTCATATTCGAGGTGATAACGCTCAAGTCCTTTTTTAAAGATTTCTAATCGTGTATCTCCTTTGCCTAATCCCTCGAATTTAGATGCATCTACTTTTGGATGTAATACATACTTATAACCCGTTCCTTTAAAGACAGTATTGAAGAACTCAACGCCTGTAAAACTTTCGTTATACTCTTGGTAAATCCTAGAATTGTTAAGATCATCAAGTTCTTTTTGCCTAGCTTTGATATCAAGCCTTATTTTTTCGCCAATAGTAGACTTATCAAGTATGACAATTACATATTCGTTGAAATCATCTTCACCTTCAACATGAGTGATCGTCCACATTTTAGTGATAGCACCTATTGCGTCAAACGTACTCGCGTTTTCAATAATTGTTAAATCCAAAGAACTATCTTCATTTAACTTTTTACTGACTTTAGTACTAATGTTAATTGCATGCCCTACACCTTGTAAGCTTTTTAATAAAATTGGCATAGGCTACTCCTTATCTAAAATATAATTTGTGTCTAAATGTAATTTGTTTCATTACTTTATTAGACTTGAATCGATTCCAACCTGGATATAAAACCGGTTGTTCTAAAGTTTTATTAAAAGAATCTATATTTAAATAACCTCTATAGGTATGTTTACCGTCAAAAATTATTTTATCTCCGGCTTTTAAATCAACTTCCTTAATAACTGAGATATTTCCTTTATCTGTATAGAAAGTGAATCCATCCTTATCATTAGCTTTAACATCTTCAGCTAACTCTATTTCAACTATATTAAACTGATTAAACTGTGTTAAAGGAACATCACCGTTATAATAAACTTCTCCAGAGTTTGTGTTGTAAAATGTCATTTGACGCCTCTTATCACCTTCGTTTGTAGGCAATCTATCAGGTACCGACCATTTTTCAGGGTCGTTATTACTTTCAAGATCAGTACTATAACCGACACTTTCAAAGTATGGTAGTTCGGTTGTTTCAAACGACAAAGAAAATTCCCCTGATGTTTGTGTTGTGTCAAAAGAAACTTCACTTACTAGTCCTACAAAAAGTTGTCGTCCATCAACATAATCAAGCTCAAATGCTTGTTTGTCTTTTGGTATATCTAATATATGCTCATACTTAATTGAATTGTCTGGTGTAGCTAATTCCCTTAAATAAAAACGTCCAGCAAATAGTGCTTGGACGTCTGACTTTAAATGTGAAGCATAAGCAATTTTAGGTACTTTATACCTTAACTTAAGCTCTACTTTTTTAAGTTCTTCTTTAGCAAAATTATGAAATCTACCATCGATACCTTCTATGTCAGAATAGTTACGATGATAGCCTGCGCCTGTAACGTTATATTCAACTACTTCCAAGTGATTATAAGTGAAAGGGTTGTCACTGACGCGATACTGCGAACCATTCCTTATTACTTCTATATCGTGCGCTATCAACTAACAAACCTCCCTTATAATAAGTTGAAACTTCCGTCTATAGCGTCTATATCATCAATGCGTGATTTGATTAAATCAAGGTCCCCCTCGTTTCTAATAGTTACATTCACAATAGGTCTATTATTTTCTTTTAAGCTATGTTGAACATCGCCAGTCATGTGTCTGTCTATAGAAGTACTTACGGGATCTACTATACTATCTGTAAGTGTAGATGATAGCTCTTTATTAAAGGCACTGCCAAAGTCTGTAGCAATAACTTTAGCTTGTGATACTGCTAAACCTTTGCCTAAACCGCTACCCCCACCGTGTCCACTTACGAATGAAGTTACAGAGTCCCATGCAGATGAAATTGCATCGCCTACTGCACTAACAACTCTGTGCGCAGCATTGGCTACACCCTCAGCTACTTTGCCGATTAATTCTGCACCAGCATTTAAGAAGTCGCCGAAGAAACTTTTAATCTTACCAAGTGCATCACTCATGCCGTCACCTACATTTGAGACAACTCTTTTAAACCCATCAGCTACTTTACTTGCGAAACTTGTAACTGTATTCCAAATATTAGAAACCCATTCAGAACCTTTTGTGATAATAAAGTTTAGTGCTTGTCCCATTTTTTCAGCTACACTCGAAGCAACTCGACTGAACCAGCTTGTAACAGTATTCCATATACTACTAACAAAATTAGTGATTGTACTCCATATCTGTGACCAACTTGTACCAAACATAGAAAGTGTTCGATTCATTACGCCAGTTAAAAAGCCGATAATTGACTCCCAAACTGATTGCATGTATTGCCAAATCGTATCAAGCACATTGGTAACTGTAGTTTTAATAGTCTCCCAAGCACCTGAGAAGTCGCCAGTAAGCAACTGAATCAAAGCAGTGAATAAACCTACTATGATTTGGACTGCTACGGATATCACTGTTCCTATGGCTTGGAACGCGATTGTAATTAACGTCCACAAACCTTGTATGATATTCATAACGTTTGTGATGATACCTATGACTAAAACACCTAAAACTTGCATGAATATTTGACCTAACATTTGCAAAATAGGCATGATTGGCTGTAATGTTGATTGAATTTTGCCCCACAATTGAGTTAACCAATCTACTACACCTTGAATCGCACCGGAAACTGCTGTTTTAATACCGTTCCAAGATTCAGTTATTGTTTTTCTGAAATTCTCGTTTGTTTTCCATAAATAAACAAGAATGCCAATGAATGCGCCAATTACGGCAATCACTGCTAATACTGGCCAAGAAACACTTGTGAAAGCACCAGCCAATAAACCAAACGCTTTACTTACCAATCCAGTTATTCTAGTTAAATCCAGTATTCTTTTGACAACGTTCAATAAAGTCATACTAAACACATTACTTAATACACTGCTAACAGCTGCGATCGGAGCCATTAAAGCCCAAAATACGCCACCTAAAATACCCATAACACCGATAATTTGAGCGACTGCTGGGTGTGTTTCGAATAGTTTGGCGATAAATCCAGCTAAATTAGTAATGAAATCTAGTAATTTACTAGCTATAGGAGCCATTGCAGTACCAAATGCCACTAACGCTTTTACGATATTACCGATTAACTGCATAATAGTAGGACCATTCTCTTGAACATAACTTATAAAGTCTTTAAACCCTTGTGATTGACCTACTTGTTCTGACCACGCTCTAAATTGAGAGGTTAACTTAACCAGCCAATCAAATATGTTTGAACTGTTTTGTCCAAAAGCAATCATTAAATTGCCAATTCCAGAAAATACATTACCAAATATTTGCCCTAATTTAGGCAAGTTTGTCTTTGTGTATTCGATGAATGCTTGTATCGCATTTTGTCCTGCTACACTGTTAGCCCAGTTCTGGAATTTTTGTCCTAAACTATCTAAGCCATTAGCTACCCACAAAAATAATGGTGCTAATTGAGTGAACACATTCACTAATCCATCACCAAAACGACCTGCCGCGCTTAATAAAGCGTCAAACGTCTTAACACCTGTTGTATTCATCATGTTAAAGAACTTTTGTGCTGTTTGGCTATTTTGAGCCCATTTCAACACTTTCTGAGAAGCTTGTTCCATAGATTGAGCTACGCCAGATATAAAAGGTTTTAATGCAATTAAGGCTGTTTTAATTGTGTTTAAACCATTCGCTAATGTGTTGAATATTTGTGCTTGATTTTGTTTGATGATATCTTGCCAAGTTGTTTTAACACCATTTAAAGCCGATTGGTAAGCTTGTGTTTCTTTAGTTACTTGTAACGTTCCATCTTTGAGCATTTTAATAGCACTAATTGCCATAGAACCAAATGCTACTGCACCTGCACCAGCAATACTGAATGCCCCAGCTAATCCTAGAACGCCACCACCTAATACACCAACCGAATTAAGTACCGCCATTATCGCAGGTACTAAGCCAGCAATTACTGGTATTAAAGCTTGTATACTAGCGATCATTAAACCTTTAACTTGTTGTGCAAAAATAGTACCAAATGTACGTATTTTAGAAGCCAAAGCGTCCATTTTTTCGCCGTATTCGGTTAAGGATTTGTTTAGCGCTTTAGTCAGTATTTGAGCTTTTGTCATACCCCTTGTATCAAAATTAACTTTTACTGTTTTGGTGTGCAATGTAGCTAACATTGTTCTGGCGCTAGTAATTGCACGTTTTAACGGCGAATTATTACCATCAATCTTAACATTATGCTCTCGCCATTTTTGTGCCATAGCTTTAGCCCGCTGTAAAGCTCTTTGGAATCTTGAAATATCCGCTTTTACATCTGTTTCAATTTCATTTGGCACTGCTGTTTTTGCTAATCGTTGAGCTTTCCTTACGTTATTTTGAAAGTCTCTAATATTAGCCATGATCTTTGCCATAAAATGAGTATCCAAAAGCTAACCTCCTTTCGATTCAAGGAATTTTCTCGTACCTTCTTTGAACATGGCACGTTTTCTTTTTTCGTCTGCTAATCTAGCCTGTTGTACACGTGCATAGCTACCAGGTTCTCTTATTTCGTAACGCTGTTTCTCAACGTCACGAGCCATTCCTGTTAACTTTTTAGAAGCTTGTACTAAGCCATTAGCTTGCGCTTGTTCGATAACTAGCTGTCTTTGGTCTAAATATCTATCCTGACCACCAATGAGCCAATCACGCCATTCAGTAGGCGTTAAAGCTAACAGTTCATGCTCAGGAATGTAACCTAAGTATCTAGCTGTTAATTGTCTTACTTTTGAGTAATCGTGTAAGGTTCTGCGCCCATGATTTCCTTGTAATTCTCTTTCATCATTTCTACACCCATTTTTGTCATCTCTTTGTCGTCGCTCTTCGACATGCTCACTGCTTTGTGCAACGTCATCCAGTACGAGCGACTCTCTCTCTTGAAAAAACCACTGTTGTTAAGTTTGTCTAAAGCACCTTGTAATAGTGGTAAAGTGTCTTCGCTCTCAGTAATGAAATCATCAATTGCTTTTTCTAACTGTTCGCGAGTTGGCGGGTTTTTTAGGTAAGCTGTTGCACATTCCCAAAACTGCAAAATCGCTTTGTTACGAGATTCTAATAAGCCATTGAAAATAACATTAAATCCTGGTGTCGTTCCTTTTCTACCGTTTTCATCAGTGGTTTCTTGTGAGAACTTTTCTGCTTTTTGGTCAAATGCAAAAGATACTTTCGCTTCTACTTCGTAATCTTTTTCTCCGTCGTTAATTTTTAATGTTGTAATTGGATTAAATTCAGTCAAAATGTATACCTCTTTTCAAATTTTGTATAAAAAAATAGGGAGCGTATGCCCCCTTGATCTATTCGTTTACAGAGAATGGTCTTCCGTGTGTGAATCAGATACAACACTAGCTTTCTTTTGATTCTCGAATGTTCCGACTTTTTCGCCGAATTTTTCGTATTCAACTGTAGGCGCACCTGCAGCTTCAAACCACTCTTTCGGCAAGTTATCTTCAGCACCTTCTGCTGTATTCCATTTAATTTTTAATGTTAATTCAATTTTGTTGTCTTCATCATCAAACGACATTTCAAATGATTCAGGAACAGCATAACCAAACACACCATGATATTTACCATCAGCACGTTTATTACGCTCATAAAGCCATAAGCGTACTTGTCCGCCTGTTTGTACTGCATGCTTCATTGCTGCAATACCTTTGTCTCCTGGCACGTTGCCAATTGTCAATTTAACTTCTTCTGACATTGCGTTAGAAGAATAGTCCGTTTTACCGCCTCGTACTATTTCAGCTAAATCATTTTCAATTGTATGTCCGCCCTCTTGTAAGTCAGCTAATAATAAAGATTCTACTGGATCTAAATCTGTTTCAGCTGGACGTACAACCGCTAAATAGTTTTTTTGCGCCATTTAATACACTCCTTCGTTTTTCTTTTTATGTCTGTACTTAAATAAAAGCCGTATCGTGCCATGCTTAGTAAACCTATCTATATCAGGAAATACTGCTTGACTATCGATACGACTAAATTGAAATTCATAATTATCTATTTCTATAGGCCTGTTAAGCACGTAGCCTATCGCGCTTAAAATGAGCTTAGCCTCGTATTGTGTAGCGAACTGTGAATACACATGTATGACAATACCGACTGTTTCTCTCATTGTTGCGCTAGATTCGTTGTTAGTGACGTTTGATTCACCCACAACAATATATGGGTAAACAGCGTCATCTTGAACAACGTCAAAGACCCTATCATCAACTAGTTTGTTAATGTTAGGGTCTGAGATTAATCTTTTATATATTTGATTTGTAAGTTCAGGCTCAACTGATACCCACATATTTAACCACCTCTATGAAAAATACTGCTCGAATGTCTTGCGTCCTACGTCAATTGCAGGGTTCCAAAACGGTTGTGGCGCTTGTCCTTTAGTAGTATGCCATTTACCGTTAGCGTCTTTATAACTCCACGGTATCTTTTTAGCGCGACTACCTTTAGTGGCATAAATACCTGTGCCGTACTCAATGTATAAACTGTAATTCGCACCTACATTGATAACTCCAGTTAAACCACTATTTTCAAACCGAAAATCTATACTTTCTTTCAAGAAACCTGAGTCAACAGGAGCTAATGCGACAGCAGTGTTATATATCTTCATCGTTGTTTTAGCGATACCTTTTTTAACCCACTCTTCTATTTTCTTATCGAACTTATCCAATTCAACAACCATGCTATCAGCACCATACTTAACCTTTGCCATATGGCACCTGCTTAAGTCGTAGTAACTTAATTTCATGTTGTCCGCCCTGATCTACAGAATCACCTATAATACTAAAGATTCTACCCTCATACTCAAATAGATTGTTTTTAGATATTGGCAAGTCATAAGGTACGTATAGGTTTCTGTCGTATTCAAGGGACATTTGATGAAATTTTAGTTGTTCAGATGTAGTAGGCGTATCCATAAATCCATCAATTGTTTTATCGCTTACAAAGCGCTCTTGTATAATTGGATACTCTCCTACTTTTTTGATACTTCCAATAGAAATAGTGTGAGGGAATTCGTCGTACGGGTTAAACACAAACAACACCTCTATTTTATAGGCCTAAAAGGATGAAACTTCGCTCGTTTATACCTGTTTAGTACCCCACTAATGTAGTCAGGAACACCATCGTTATAAGTGTACGATACTGTCCCCATGCTTCTAGATTTTAAGTTTCTTTTAACCTCAGGACGTTGATAATACTCTAGAACGTCTGCGACATACTTTTTGATTGAGTAAGGATAAATAACTTGACCATCTTTCATGAAATCATTGTTTGTTATATCCCTAACATCTTCTAGTATTCCGTCAACTTCCATCTTAAATATTTCTTCTTCATCACTTTTAACTTCTACTCCATTTTTCTTGAGCAAAAGTTTAACATCTTCATAAAGAGTCATTTTTATCACTCGCTCTTATCAGACGTAGTACGGCGTGATTTAACCTCTTTGTAACCAACAAGACTGTAATAAGAGTCAAACGCCTTCTTTGTAACAGTAATGGTCACATCGTCTTTTTTTACCTTAATCTCTTCTGCAGGATTAGCCATCATATCTCCTCCTATTCAGTTGGTTTAAGCGTTGCGAACGCTTCTGGTTTAACGTTCATGTATGCAATATGCATCGTCGCACGTAAAGCGAACATATCACGTTCGAATAATGATACCGGTTGATCAGATGCATCAGATGCTTGTAATGTTGTTAAAGTTGCATCCTCTGAAATCGCATATTCGATACCTTGTAAGATACCATAACGTGCGTAATCCCAGTCACCCATTAGTGCTAACGATTTCTTTTTGTCGTATACATCCGCTCCAGTATAAGATAGTGGTAATCCCATAATCTCGTTCCCGTTAGCATCAAATAATGGTCTGTCATTAGCATCTAAAGCATTACGCATTTTACTTCTGAATGAACGTGTAGTTAATACTCCGTTTGGATCTAATTCTTCATCTTCAATAGTAGCCATTAACGCTGAAAGGTCTACGTATAAATCTTTAGAATCATTAACCACATTACCTTTCTCTTCTGCACCTGTTACAAGTGGTTTACCACTAGTTGAAGTGTTATAAGGTGATTTAGTACCAAAGATAACAGCTTGGTCAAACGCTTTGTAAAATGCCTCTGCAATTAGAGGTTTAACCTCATTAAAGAAATCTTTTGCAGTCCATTTAAGAAACTCTTTTGATAACGGAATAATTACACCAATTTTCTTAGCTTCCATTTCTGCTTGTGCATATTCAGGCTTAGAAGTTTGAATACGTTCCGTTTCTGATACCCAGTAGGCGCCTACACCTTTAGCTAAGTAAGTAAATTTTTTCTTTTGTGCTGTCATTGGCTCATTTTTAGCTAATTTCATAATTGCTGAATTAGCCATAATGTCTTTCATGATTAAAGTACCTTGTTCTGCTGGAATAACGCCGTTTTTAAAATCCGATAAAATAACATTGCCTGGCGTGTATGTTGGAGTTGCCATATTTTATTACCTCACTTTATTTTCTAATATTGATTTCTTTCGCCATTTCTTCAATGGACTTTACATTTGAAGAGTCTAAACCTTGATTTTGTGATTCTTTAACATCTCTTCCACTCGATTTAAATTTAGACTCAACACCTTCTTGAACATACTTGTCAAAAGTTTCTTTTAAAGCTTTTAAGTTTTGCTCAGTATCTTCATCAGAGTCGCCTAAAAATCTATCAACTAAGGAGGTTGGTAAATTTAGTTCTTGCGCTTTACCCAATGCATTACTTCTTAGTTTTTCACGTTTTGCTTCTGCATCACGTTTTTCTAACTCTTTTTCAAGAGCACTAATGCGTTTTTGTTCTTCTGATTGTTCAGGATTACGCTTCTGTACTTCTTTTTCGATTAGATTCTCTAGATTTTTTTCTTTCCACGACTCTAATCCTTTCGAATGATAACGATCTAATTCAGGTTGAATGAATCGTTTACCTTCTTCTGTATCTAAAAAGCCTTTAACGTCATCAACTGACACCGTCTTAAGTCCATTTAGATAATCTTTTACTTCTTTATCGTCTTTGTGTTCTTCAAAAAAAGACTTAACTTCTTCGATATTCATATATCAAAACTCCTTTTTGCCCTTTGCGTACCGTAACAGTCCGAAAAGTGCATAATAAAAAGCAGTTTAACGACATGCTAAGGTCGAGTAGTAAGGTGATAACTTATTTAAAAGTAATTACCATTTTCTTAACGTTGTTTTTGTATTCTTTGAATTTGTTGAAGTCTACATCTCCCTCTACTTCTATGAAGCAAGTGTCAGGACTATACGAAGCTATAACATCATAATCTGAACCGAATTCCGATTCCTTTTTCTTCGGTAAAGCGTCGTATTTTTCAGCTTTAATAAGCAATTCGTTGTAATCCACCAAATCAATATTCACTGTATTACGTTCCATTTTTCAACCACCTTTTCGCTTATATTCCTCCCACTCACGATAAGTCATGAACGGGATAACTTCATTTTTACCATCGTCATTACGCGCTCTCATTACAGTTGGTAATTCATCTTCATCAATGTAATAAAGTAATTTGCAACGACAATTAATATTCTCTTTCGCACTGTTTACACCAATAAATAGCTTGGGCGCCTGCCCAACACACCCACTTGATTTAAAATTCTGATCTATTTCCACTGATTCCCCATCTAAATGACGATGAGTATCGCGTGTTCGTGTATCTTTGGTAGCATGCCAACGTTTCTTCATCTTCAAACCATTATCTTTAGCAACCATTGCGCTATCTAATCCAGCTTGAGACATCGCTCTGCCTGCTTCTGTACGAGCCACACGCAATGATTGAGCTTTAGACATGCCGATATCATCGCGTATTGCTTTTGCTATCTTAGAGTACCCCTCCCCGCTCATAATGCCTTGTGTAATGTGCATGCGTATCTTTTTCAACACTTCATCACGATGTTTTTGTAGTGTCGGCATTAAACGAATGAACTCGATGGGTTGTTCAATAGCTGATTTGATTACCTCTTTACTTGGAACATCAAACTGCATAGATGTTTGACTCGCCATTTCATATAAATAAAGGCTCATAAGGAACTTTTCGATATAAGCATCTTCCTGTGACTTCTGAATCATCTTAGCTACTTGCCTATAGTCATCAGTCAACATTGTACCTATACGAGTTAACTCCTTATTGAGCCTGTTGTATTTATTGAATTCAGTCCATGTAACATATACATCATCACTTTGATACTTTTCAAACATATCTGCGATGATTTGTTTTATCTCTTTAAGTCGATTAGCAAATAGTTGTTCTATTGGTTTTTCTGCTTTAGAGATTAAACCCTCGATATACTCATCAATATCATTCTGATTGGTTATTTTGGGATTTGTCATTTGGGTCACCTTCATATACGTCAGGTAATTTGTCATTAAATTCAAGACTTTCTTTTTCCATTTCGTCTAATTCGTAATCAACATCATCAACTAGTTGTGATTGTCCTAACCTTGTTCGTTCTGAAACTTGTCCCTTCAGGTTAATTAGCACTTGTGATTCTTCTAACTTATTAACTGGAATGTTACGAGTGAACTTAAATATCAGGTTTAAATAACTATCATCATCCAAGTTGTACCCTTTACGCTTTAATGCAGATAAAATAACTTTGAATTGGTAACGTAACATCGCTGTCATCTTACGCTCAAACGTCATACACTTGTTCTCTAAAGCCATAAGCTTAAGTTTCATTCCAATGATAGGCACATTTCCATTAAACTCGTCAGAATTAAAGTTTACTGACTTTGCAAAACGCATGATATTCTTTTCGATTCGATCTAAATGGTTCTCAATCATTGTGTCATTTACGTCTTTTGTTAAGTATTTAACGTCCATATCTTTGTCGAACAACTCAAATGCGCCACTCTTTTGTGTTTCTTGAATCATTTCTTCGCTCATACCCATACCGCGTAACACAAGGTATGCTAAACGTGTCTGACTAATCTCACTTGATGCATCGCTCATTGTTAAATCATATGCGTCAATTAAGTGAATAACTTTTTCAGCATCTCCTATCATCTCTTTGTTGTTAGGTACACCAAACAATGGATTGTAATCAAATAAATGTTCATATCGTCCAACTTCTTGCAAAGCGTCAATACCTTCTCCTCGAAATACATAATAATAAGTATTATCGTAAAACTCTGCGTACACATAATCAGCGCCATTATCATCATCTTTTTCATAAAAGTAGCGCAATGAGTATGTAGGTTCTAAAATATTGTCGCCAACAAAAATAACATTATAGGGATCTATATTCTTAATCCTAATATCACCATTCGTATCAATATATGCTAACCTAGCACCATATCCGCAAATTGCTGCCATTTTACCTATTTCAGAATCCTCATCATCAACACTATTTCTAATGGCAAAGTTGGTTATAAACTTTTTCAACTTTTCGTTTTTTTCTGCGTTTTCATCTAAATCATAAGTAACAGGAACACCATGTAAATAACCAACACGTGTATCAACAATTTCACTGTCAAAAGAGTTGTTAAGTTTGTTATTAACAGACACGTCTAATCGCCTTACATTTCCGCCGGTTTCAAAATCTTCTTTTTCTTCAATTGGCCGACGTTTGAATATTGGTACATAATCAATATGTGTCTTGTATCTATTATAGAGATTAACCATTCTCTCTCTATCGTCTTTATGTGACTCTATTAGAGCCTCAATATGCTTAGGCAATATTCCTTGTGCTTCAATATCATCTATTAACTTATACAATGTCATTTCCCCCTCCTTAATCGTTCGGGTTTAGTATGTGTGTATATGGCATATCTTAACGAGTCCAACACATCATCAAATTCTTTTATAGGCTCTCCGTTTGTAGGGTGCCAAACATATTTAAATACCTCTTGCTTAAACCTGTCCATATTATCATATAGAACAAGTAGCTTGTTTTGTTTGAACAACTTAGCAACTTCCTCTACACCCGATAGTTTACTTTTATCAGCGTTAATTGCACGTAATCTATGTCTTCTAAATTCAGTGATGTATTCAGGTCGTGCAGTATCGCAGTAAAAATTAATATTGCCATATCTACTTACAATATCTTTTGCAATAACCACCCAATCATCAATAAACTTAAATTGGTGTGCGTGCTCCTCAATAAAATAAAAGTTACCATCTATACCTCGTCCTATTAACACAATAGATCCATAGTGCTCGTAACCCCAGTCGACACCAGCAAAGTATTCTTTGATAGGTATGTCGTCCAGTTCATCTGCTTTAATCGTATTCTCATTCAAATCAAAGTCGGCATATACTACACCGTCACCAGACACCCACATACCGTTGATATTACGTTCATAGAACATACCTGATGGTGTTGAAGCCTTAATAGACTCTTTATATCTATCATTAAGAAAGTTATTGTCATCGAGCTTAAATTGGTGACTCAGTATACCTGCTTTAGGATCTGTATTTTCAATATAATCTTTCAACAACCAATGCTCGGGATGGTCAGGGTTGGTATCTACCAATATTCTTGCACCAGTTCCACTACAACGTGACTTAATCTCGTCAAACACCTCTTCATGCGCTAACGACGCTTCATTGATATATGCACCAAACGATGTCATACCACGTATAGCTCCTATACCACTTACTTTACTGTGACCTGTCTGAACCACTTGAACGCCAAATAACATGAATGAATTATATTTATCAAAATTAAACTCAATGCCATATTTGTTAGTTAACTCTATTAGTACGTTTTTTTGAATCGTACCTAATGTTGCACCAGCAAGTATATATTGAGGTGTCTCAATTCCTTCTTCGTCTGCTATCTTTCGCACACGCATTAACTCACGTAAAAATAAGTCATTGTTTAATATTGTTTTACCTGTACGCTTTGCTCCGTGATTAATTAACATAAACCAATCTTGTTTTTGCGTTTGCTTCAATATTTCAATTTGTTTGTCCGTATATAAAGATTTAAGTTTATTCATTGACGATCACTTCCGTTATTGCGTCGTGAAGTTGTTTGATTTTATCTTCTGTTCCACTGTCACCTTTATCTATTTGTTCAATCTTCTTCTCAAGCATCTTAATTTCAGTTTCTATTTTCTTGTTAGCTAAAACTTCGTTACCTAACGTCATTCTATTCATACCATCTAAACTAGCGAGGAATGCATCAGCTGTCGCTTTCTTCACTCCCTCTATTTCAATGTCATTCTTAGCTACATTCTTTAGCCACTCATATTCTTCAAAGGCCTTTTGGCGTGTCCATTTTGATTGTTCAGCTACTTCTTGACGCAATTTTTCGTACCTTCCGGAAACCTTCCGATTTTTAAAAAGTGTACTCGCTTCTTTATCTAGATATTCCCCACTCTTACCTTTAGTCGAATACCCTGCGTCAATATATGCTTTCCGTTGGCTCTTGCCCTCTATGAGTCCTAGCACAAACTTTTCTTGCTTCGGTGTTAATTTAATCAATTGTTTTCACTGTATCACACGCCTTTACGTTAATTACTCTTGTTATTTTTTAAATATAAAAATGCCCCTACATCTCGTGCAGGAGCTACGTTCAATAAATGTGAAAGGAGGAAAATAGTTATGACTCAAAATGCAAGAATTAAACTACCCACCATATAGGCAGGTAGTAAGTGATTAATAGCGTAACATATCATCTTTTATATGTTTGTCACTTCTCAATCACATCGATGAGAACATCTGTTGTGGCTATTACCCCACGTCTTAAGATAATTCTTACAATATCATAATATCTCGTTTTAGGTGTCAAAAACTGTCATTTTACTGTCAATTTTAGTATTCCCCTAATTCTTCGGCTAGTTTAGAAACTATCTTCTTCTTAATTCTATGCGCTGTACTTTCAGAAATGTGTATGTCATAACATACCGCAATCAAAGTCTTTTTGTTAAAATAATACTCTTGAATGAATTCGCGTTCTTTCCTACTTGATGTGTTGATTATACGTTCAATCGCACTCTTAAACTCAAGGATTTTACCTCTTCGTATACTACAAAGATAATTAGTTACTGCCATTTCTGTTTTCGATGTATTAGACGGTACAAACTCCCCGCCTATATTTGTATCTGTTGGAATCCACGGTGTCATTATTTCACTTCTTAAATCTTCGAGTTGCTTATGATAATTAGGATAATCACACAACTCATCTTCTAACTTTCGAACTGTTGATAATTTTAATCCATATTTCTTTTTAGTCATGAATACCCTCCATACAAATATGTTTAATCTTCAAAATGTCTCAATCTACTTCTTAATATTTCTATCTCTCGCTCTTTAACTTTCACATCGCCTTTTAACTGTTCAGCTTGCAACATCACACCAAACAATAAGATGACTAGTAATATAATTGCTATGATTAACCACATCATCTACTCCGATACCTCCGCCCTCATCAAATCTGACTGTTCGCTCAACTTTGCGAAATCACTCGGCGCCTCTACATCATCATTAGCCGTCATCATAATATATACTTGTTCAGTTACATACTTACCTAGCTCATACATTGCTAGTAAGAACAATAGTCTTAGTATTTGTTTAATCATTGTTTATCTACCTTCTTTGCTTCGTATAAGACCGGATATAAATTTAAAAAGTGTATTCTATATCCAATCGTCTTAACTTCTACTTTGTCGCCTACTTTTAACCTAGCTTGTATGTCTGCGCTATCAAATTTCTTTTTGAATAATAAGTCGGAGTTTTCAATGACTTGTTTGTTGTCTAATACAATATAGAACTTGTCTTCTTTATCTTGTCTCTTGTTATATTTATCTGTAATTGTCCCTTGATGTACTTCTTTGTTTTGGTAACTAGCCACTGTATAGATAGGCGATATGACAACAAGCATCAGTGCGATTACGCCGAATAATCGCAGTATTCCAGCAATAAAGATATCGAACCAATCCATATTTTTAAGTTTTTTAATCATCATTGTCATCTCCGGTATCAATTAAACTAGGTATCATTCTTAACATAGCCCTTAATTCATGTTCATTCATATTAGCCATCATAGGACTGTAAAATTCACTATCTTCATCTTTAACAGTTTTAATAAAACAGCCTTCAATCTCAGCTTTTTCTTCTGGCGTTCCATTTTTATACGTCTTAAATACCTCGGTGTGCTTTTCTGGTAATTTCATTTTAGGTGTATTAAACATTATTATCTCCCCTCTTTAATGATTTTATTTCTTTTCGAACAAAGAACCTAATACTTCTTCACTAGGTCTTTCGAATAAGGTCACTTTAGAATTATTAGTGTAGTAAACAATAGGTGTATTTTGTGACTCATATTTCTCTTTCGCTTCTTCTTTACTCTCTACCTCAACAACTGTAAACCTTTGATTGCTTTTAGCTCGAGTTATGTGTGTATGTTCATGTGGTAGTCCTGTTGAATCTTTGAATGTTGTGACTAAGTATTGTGTCACTTCCCCAAAACCTCCTTGACTCGATCTAAGATGTCTTTACACGTAACCTTTTTCTGTGTCTGCTGTTCCATCTTGTCTTGCATGATTTCGCTCCACTTTCTTTTTATAAGCTGAGATGAGTTT